GGTCGTTCTTACGCTCCGAAATTTTTTAGCGAGTGGGTCGTAGGGGGGTTTACAAGTTAACTATAATAAAATCAATAGGTTTACAAAAATAGATTATGTTAATAACAATGGCAGAACTTGCAACACTAAAAAATGTGTCTAGGGCTGCGGTTACAAAGAAAATTAAAACTGGTAAACTAGAAGGTGCAATTGTTAACCATAATGGTAGAAAACTGGTTAACAAAGAAGAAGCCTTTAGATTATGGGACTTGCAAGCATCACCAAGTAAGGACACAACCGTAAGAAAGAAGCTAAAAGAAGAAATAGACAGTAAAACACTTGAAGAAATACCTAGTTATGGCGAAAGTAAGGCAAAAAGAGAATATTTTTTAGCAGAATTAGCAAAAATAGACGTAGAACAGAAGAGAGAACAGGTTATAGACGTAGAAATAATAACTAAATCTGCATTTGCTAAAGCTAGAGCTATTAGAGCATCACTAGAAAATATTGCAGATAGGTTGTCTCATCAATTAGCAGGTGAAGATAACCCTAGTGCCATACATAAGATACTAACTGAAGAGCATAGAGAAGCATTAGAAAATTTAGCATCATGAACGCATGGGAAAAAGCATTTAATGATGGCCTAAGACCTACAGAACGTCTTACTGTTAGTGAATGGTCTAATAGATATAGAAGATTAAGTGTTAAGAGTAGTAGTGAAAGCGGAAAGTTTAGAACTAGCAGAACACCATATATAGAAGAGCCTATGGATTGTCTATCTGCACATGATGATACAGAACGTGTTGTAATGATGTTTGCAAGTCAGACAGGTAAGACGGAAAGCATGAACTGCGCGCTAGGTTACTTTATTGATCATGCGCCAGCACCTGCATTGATTGTTAATAGCACAATTGAGATGAGTAAAAGACTAAGTAAACAAAGACTAGATCCGATGATAGAAGAAACTCCTGTATTAAAAGCAAAGATTGCACCGCCTAGAAGTAGAGATAGTAGTAATACAATGATGGCTAAAGATTTCCCTAACGGTTTTTTTATACTTACTGGTAGCAACTCAGCAACAGGGTTAAGAAGTACACCTTGTAAATATGTATTAATGGATGAGGTAGATTCATTTGTAACTGATGTAGATGGTGAAGGCGATCCTGTAGAACTGGCTGTTAAACGTGCTACTACATTTCCTAAAAGAAAAATACTATTAACAAGTACACCAACTATTAAAGACTTTTCAAGAATAGAAGCTGAATATTTAAAATCTGATCAGAGAGTTTATAAAGTACCTTGTCCCATTTGTAATTTTTATCAACAGTTAGAATGGAAACAATTAAAGTTTGATAAAGAAAATTTAAAAGAAACTAAATACGAGTGTATTTCTTGTAAGGGTTTATTTGACGAAAGACATAAAACAAAAATGCTAAGAAAAGGTAAATGGGAAGCACAAGCAGAAGGTGATGGAATAACAAAAGGCTATAGATTGAATGGTTTGTATAGTCCTTTAGGGTGGCTGTCATGGGAACAATTATCGCGAGAATTTTTAGCAGCTAAGAAAGATGCACCATTGTTAAAAACATTTGTGAACACTAGATTAAGTGAAACATGGAGCGATGATTTTGAAAGTGCATTAACTGCTGAAGGTTTATTAAAAAGGTGTGAAGAATATACAGAGGGGTCATGTCCTGATGGTGTTCTGTTTATAACTCAGGGCGTTGATTGTCAGAAAGATAGACTAGAAGTTAGTACATGGGGATGGGGTGCAAATGAGGAATCATGGCTTATTGAACATTTTGTTATAAATGGTGATCCACATCAATCACAAGTATGGAAAGATTTAGATTATTTTATAAATAGAGATTATGAACATGCAAACGGTAAAACAATAAAGCCTGTTATTACTGCTATAGATAGTGGTGGTATTCATACTAGTGAAGTTTATCAATATGCAAGAGAAAGACAGGCGTTAGGAGTAATTGCAATTAAAGGACAATCTATTAGAAACAAGCCAGCAATAGGAAAACCTACAAGAGTAGATATAAATATAAAAGGTAAAAGTTTAAAAAAAGGGAGTCTTTTATATCCTGTTGGAGTAGATACAGTGAAGAACACACTAATAGGTAGATTAAAAAGTAATGCAGAAGATAGCGATGCATATATACATTTTCATGCAACAACAGGAGAAGAATATTTTAAACAGATAACAAGTGAACGCCAGCAACTAAAAACAAACAGGGCAGGTTTTCAGGTGACTATGTGGGTTAAGAAACCAAATCAAAGAAATGAGGCTCTAGATTGTTGGGTTTACAGCTATGCAGCTATGGTTTTATATATAAGTAAATACCCAAGAAATAAAGTATGGAAATTATTAGAACAAAAATTAATTAATAAAGGTAATGTACAACAAAGAAAGAACGCTACAATGATGGATAATAGTAATAATCAAAACTATGTTAATTCGTGGTAATAAACATGTTACAATCTGATATACCAAAAACAATTATTGCAGGTACTACTGTTGAATGGGTAGATGAAGCAACAACAGCGGGTGTAGATGAGGTTATTACCTCTACTGAATGGACATTAGAATATTATTTACGAACAAATACAGCAAGTGAAGGTTTAACAGCAACTGGTACACAATATCAAAATACAACAGGCTGGAAATTTACAATAACTGCTGCACAAAGTAATGATTTAGCCGCTGGTATATATTATTGGGCTGCAAGAGCATTTAAAAGCGGAAAAGTATTTGAAATTGGAAATGGACAATTAGAAGTAAAACAATCTTTGCAGTATTCAGGTACACCTTCAGCTATTGACAATAGAACGCAAGCAGAAAAAGATTTAGAAACAGTACAAGCTGCAATAAGAACTCTTACCAATGATAAGGCTGCGGAATACAGCATAGGTAATAGAAGATTTAAACGTCAGGATTTAGCAACACTTATTACTAGAGAATCACAGTTAAAATCTATAGTGTTTAGTGAAAGAAGGGCTAGTATGATTGCACAGGGTTTAGGAGATCCTAAAACTATGTTTGTACGCTTTTAAGGGGGACTAAATGGGCTTAATTAATGCTTGGAAGGGCTTATTTACTACTAAAAACGTTTACCAAAAACGGCAAAATTTGCAAAGAATATACAAAGCAGCTACTGTAGACCGCACTACATTAGATTGGATGGTCTCACAAACCAGCCCTGATCAAGAATGGAAGAATGGTATTAAGAATTTAAGAAATAGAGTACATGATGTAGTTACTAACAATACATATGCAGCGCAAGCTATTAGATATGCAACTAATCAGATTGTAGGGCAAGGTGTAAGGATGCAAGCGCAAATACCTAAACAAAGAGCAAATCAAAAAGGAAAGTTAGATGTAAGAACTAATGAACTTATAGAAAACGAGTGGAGTAAATGGGGTAGGCGTGATAGCTGCGATATAAAAGGGGTTCTATGTTTTAGTGAAGTTGAAAGATTAGCTGTTAGATCAATGGTAGAAAGCGGTGAATGTTTTATAAGGATGCATAAAAAAAGATATGGAAGATCTAAAGTACCTTTTGCATTAGAAGTTATAGAAGCTGATATGTTAGATCAAGATTATCAGGGTGTTAAAAAAAATCAAAAGAATACATGGCGTTTAGGTATTGAATTAACACCTGAAGGCAGAGCTATAAATTATGCATTTTTAACAAAACACCCTGCAGATAATTTTTATTCAGCACCAACAGGACAAAAACAACACATTATTGTACCAGCAAAAGAGGTATTTCATATATTTATGCCTTTAAGACCGTCACAACATAGAGGCATACCTTGGCTGGCTAGTGCAATTACAAATTTACATCAGTTAGAAGGATTTATTGAAAGTCAAGTTATAAGAGCTAGGGCAAGTTCTGCACTTATGGGTTTTATCAGTAATTCAGAAGGTGAAATAGATGCAGGTGGTGAAGTATTCCAAAATGAAAGGGTTAAAAGCTTTCAGCCAGGGGTATTTCATTATTTAAATCAAGGTGAAGAAGTTACAATTCCTAATATTGATGCATCATCTGGGGATTTTGAACCATTTATAAGAGCTATCTTAAGAAGTACTGCAAGCGGTGTAGGTTGTAGTTATGAAGCAATAAGTTCTGACTATTCACAAAGTAATTACAGTTCATCTAGGTTATCTCTTTTACAAGATCGTGATAACTGGCGGACAATACAGCAAATGTTAAAACAAAATTTCTACCAGCCTTTATATGAAGCATGGTTAGAGATGGCTGTTCTTAGTGGCGCATTAAATTTACCGCAATATGCAACAATGCCTGAAATGTATGAAAAAATAAGATGGGTTTGTAGGGGATATAGTTATGTTGATCCACAAAAAGAAATTGCAGCGCAAAAAGACGCCGTGCGGTCTGGTTTTAAAACACTTGCAGACTGCATAAATGAAAATGGTGGCGATATTGATGAATTATTAGTTGCAAGACAAGACGAATTAGCACGACTTGATGAAATGTCTATTATTACTGATACAGATCCAAGTGCAACTAATAAATCAGGTGGATCACAATTTAAACCAATGAATACTGTTGATCCTTTTGGCGATACACCTAGACCATCAGGTGAAATGGCAGAAGATGTAGGAGACGAATCTAGTGGCAACTATTAACGGTACTGAAATAGACCTTATGCCTACAGCGGGTATGAGAGAAGAGGCGCAAAGATATAAAGATTGGAAAGCAGAAGGTAGAGGTGGAGGTACAGAAGTAGCTGCTAGAAGAGCTAATCAAATACTTAGTGGTAATGAATTAGCACCTGATGTAGTAGTTGCTATGTCAGCATGGTTTGCTAGGCATTTATCAGATAAAGATGGTCAAGGCTTTACGCCTAATGAGGAAGGTTATCCAAGTAGAGGTAGAGTAGCGTGGGCTGCATGGGGAGGTGACGCAGGTAAAAGTTTTTCTGACAGAAAATCGGCTAAGATAAAAGAATTAAGATCATCTGAAACTATGGCTAAAACAAAAAGAGCTAAAACAAAAAGAGCAGAACCTGATGAACTAAGTGTAGGCGATTCAGTTAGATGGAACGCATCAGGAGGTATTGCAAGAGGTGTTATTACTTCTATAGAACGTGATGGGACTATTAATGTACCTAATTCAGATTTTGAAATTACAGGAACCGAGGACGATCCAGCAGCCTTAATTACTGTTTATAGAGAAGTTGATGGTGACTTTGAAGAAACAGATGTACAGGTAGGTCACAAGTTCAGCACATTAACAAAGATTGATTCATTAAGAAGTGTTACAACCTTATATAAAAGAAGTGGTGAAACTTCTTTCGAGACTGTAGAGGATCGTACATACTCAATACCATTTAGTTCTGAATTTCCAGTTCAAAGATCATTTGGTACAGAAATACTTAGTCATGAAGAGGGATCTATAGACTTTAGTAGGTTAAATGGTGGAGTTGCGCCAGTTCTTTGGAATCATGATATGGATCAGCTAATTGGTATTGTACGCAGCGCATATTTAGATTCTTCAAAAGAAAAGAAAAAAGGTAGGGCAGTTATTGAATTAAGTAGAAATCCTAAAGCGCAAGAGATAAAAAGAGATATTGACGATGGAATTATAAGGTCAATTAGCGTTGGTTATGGGATAACAGAGATGGAAGAGCAAGAATTAGAAGGTTCTAACGGTGCGGAGTCTGTTTTTATCGCAAAACGCTGGTTTCCGTACGAAATTAGCTTGGTTAGTTCGCCAGCAGACGCTACCACTACATTTGGGAGGTCACTAATTGAACCTAACACTATGCCTAGTGTTGAGAAATCCGATATAGTAGAAGATAAGCGTATCATTACGCACAATGAAAACTCAAAAAAGGAAATTATGTCCACTAATCAAGAAATTGAAGTAGTGCGTAGTGAAGCAGAAAAATCTGCTACATCAAAAGAACGTACTAGAATCTCTCAAATCAATGCAACATGCGCTAGACATGGCTTTGATGATTTAGCAGAACAAATGGTTGCTAATGGTGCATCAGTTGATGCATGCAGAGAAGCAATCTTAGAAAGAATTAATGCAAAGCCTGTTGAAACTGTTAAGCCAGTTGAAGAGCAGCTTTCTAAAAAAGAAAGACAGTATCTAGCTAAAGACTATAAAGTATCTGCATTATTAAGAGGTGCTATTACTGGCGATTGGTCATCTTATGGTGCTGGTTTTGCTAAAGAGATACACGAAGAACTAAGCAGAAATGCACAGTCTAACCAAAATAACGGTGGGTTTTTTGTACCATTCTCAGCATTAAGAGCTACTTACAATACAGCGACAGCTAACCAAGGTGGTAACTTAGTTCCTACAGATCTAAGAGGTGATGACTTCATTGAGGAGTTGAGAGCATCTAGTAAGATGGTGGAACTCGGAACTACTGTCTTAACTGGACTTACAGGAGATGTAGCAATACCTAGAGCTAGTGGAGTTGCTTCCAGCGCATATTTAAGTTCAGAAACTGCAAGTATTTCACAGAGTGAAGGTACGTTTGATCAAATTTCAATGACACCAAAAACTTTAGCGAGTTTTTCTAAATTCTCTAGGAATATGGTGATACAGGCTACAGGCGGTATTGAAAATATCGTTAGAGCGCAGTTACAAAGAGGTATTACTGTAGGATTAGATTCAGGTATTATTTCAGGTTCAGGTAGTTCAGGACAGCCTACAGGTATTCTTAACCAATCTGGTATTAACTCAGTTGCGATTGGAACTAATGGGGGTGCAATTACTTTAGATAAGATTGTAGATCTAGAAACTGCAATGATGGAGGACAATGCCGCTGTTAACCCTGATTCAGTTGCTTATGCTACTAACGCTAAAGTGATGGGAGCTATTAAGAAGCTCAAGACATCAGGTGGTGAGTACATTGTAAATAACAACCTTATGGCAATTGGTAGAGGTGAAACACCTTTAGCTGTTAACGGTTATCCAATCGCTATGACAAACAATGTACCTTCTAACCTTACAAAAGGTAGTTCATCAGGTGTTTGTTCAGCCTTAATTCTTGCAGACTTCACACAGGTAGTCTTAGGAATCTTTGGCGGCGGGGTCGAAATTTCTGTAGGTGAATCTGGGGATGACTTTCAGAAAAATCTAACCAGCGTAAAAGCAGTTGTTGCTTTTGACGTAGCACTACAACATGCAGAATCAGTTGCTGCAATAGTTGATATTACAACATAGTAAACCAGCTATAATAAGGGGGCGTAATGCCCCTTTTTTTTATATGAAAATAAAAGTATTAAAAGCAGTAGCAGTTTCTGGTAAGCATCTAGAAAAAGGAAAGACTTATGAGGTATCTGATTATGACGGTCAGTTTCTTATAGATAGAGGAAAAGCAACAGAAGCAAAAACATTAACAAAATCAAAAAAATCATCTAAATAATGCCTTTTACAGAAGATACAACAACACTAGCAGTATATTTAAATGATTTTGGTGTTTCTTGTACATCTGGCGGTACTACAGGATTAGGAATATTAGAACAGCCTGATCAGATACTTGCAGGGGATATGATAATAAGTACAGAGTATGAATTAACAGCAAAAACCTCTGATTTTGGAAATTTATTATCTGGCGCAAGTATTACAGTAGATGGAACAGCATTTACAGTAAGAGATACAAAAAAAGAAAATGATGGTGTATTTTGTAGATTAAGTTTAACTAAAAATTAATGACTACTAAAAGGGAAACTATATTAGCAAGAATAGCAACTGTATTAGCAGGTACTACTGGGGTTTCTGATCGTATTTTTAGGGGTAGAACAACTGCATTTGCAAGAAGTGAAACACCATCTATAGTTATTGAACCTCAGAATGATGTAGTACAACAAGAAACATCATTAGCTACACTAGATCATACTCTTACAGTAGTTATTAGTGTTGTTGTAAGAAGTGCTACACCATATCCTACTGCTGATCCTGTAATAGAATCATTACACTCTAGACTAATGGCAGATTTAACATTAAATGGTAATGCTATAGATGTAAAACCTACAGATACAAGTTTTCAATATATTGATGGCGATCAGTCAGGTGGTATATTTGGTTGCGAGTATGATATAAGATATAGGACAAATGTTGATGATTTGACGCAATGATAGTTACATTCTTCTTATAAGGGTTTATGATATGTACATAGTGCTATTTAGTAATTAGGACAATGCCAAAGCTTCATAGAAAAAGATCATTACTAGTTAAAGCGGAAAGCAGCTACGGATCGTCAAGCAACCCTTCAGGAAGTGCAAATTATTTAGAAGTAGTTGATCTAGAAATTACACCACTAGAAAGCGATGAGGTAGAACAGGAAACAATTAGGCCATATGTCGGAAACTACCCCGTCTTGTTAAGTAACACTAGGGTCAGTTTAAGTTTTTCAGTTTACATGGTAGGTTCTGGGAGTAGTGGTGTTGCGCCAAAATATGATCCTGTACTAAAGGCATGTGGTCTATCTGCGAATGTTGTTAGCTCTACATCTGTTACTTATACACCTGCTTCATTAGCAACACAAGATTCTTGTACATTTTTTGTTAACTATGATGGTGTAAGACATGTAATTTTGGGCGCAAGAGGTAGCTTTTCAATTAGTTGCGCTGTTAATGAAATACCTATGATAAATTTTGAAATGCAAGGAATAAAATCTACAATTACAGATACTGCACTACCAACCGTTACAAAATCAAATCAAGCAGAACCAGTAATATTTAAAAATGGCAATACAACAGGTTTTGAAATATTTGGCTTTGCAGCTGCATTACAATCATGGGAACTAGATTTTGCTAATGAAGTTATTTATAGAGAACTTGTAGGCGGTACAAAAGAAGCACTAATTACTGATAGAAGGCCATCAGGAACTATGGTTGTAGAAATGCCTACGCTTGCTTCTAAAAACTTTTTCTCACTAGCAGAAGGTACAGCAACAGGGGGTAATTTATATCAACATTCAGGTGGTGCGGGTAATATTGTTAATATTAGTTGTCCACAAACTGATTTAGGACAGCCAACATATGAAGAATCAGACGGAATTACTATGTTGAATTTACCGTTTTACGCTACACCAACAGCAGCGGGTAATGATGAATTTTCTTTAGCCTATACATAGTTGTCAAGTCGTAGAAAAGGGTTTACCCTAGAAGAGATTATATAATTTTTATGTTTATTTTAAAAAAGGAGGCAACTTTTACGCATCCTATAAAATTTTATACACCTGCTGATGGTGGTACACAAAAGGAAGAAACTTTTGACGCTGTATTTAAAATTCTCCCACAATCAAGAATTAATGAAATAGGAGCGCAAGCACAAAAAAAAGAAAAAGAACTTAAAGAAGGTATTATTGATGGCACAGATATAAGTGATTTACAAATAGCAGATGAGATATTAGTAGGGTGGGAAGGCATAACTAATGGAAATGAGCCTGTTGTATTTACAAAATCTACAAAAAAACAGGTATTAGATATAGCTGGTCTAGCTAATGTATTAGTTACTGAATACTTAAAAATTGTTGCACAACAAAAAGTAAAAAACTAGAAGGGGCTGCATTGTATTGGTGCGGTGATCGTATTATTGATGAAACTGCAAAAGATGATGCCGTACTATTCGATCAGCCCATAGAAAAAAAAGAAGAAGAAAGAATATTTGAGGTACTACCTTCTAACTGGCAATCAATAAAAATATTTCTTGATATACAAACTCAATGGAGAATAGACCAAGGTGTTATTTTTGGTCTTGATTACAACGCAGTAGCATTTATTTTTAAATTAAAAAAGAAAAAAATCAAGAAACCTTTAGATATACTTGCTGACTTACAGGTATTAGAGGCTAAAATAGTAGAAACATTAAATAAAGATAATAAATAATGGATCTATCTACCTCTTATACGATAAAAGCACAGGTACAGGGTCAAAACCAAATTGGTGGTTTAGAAAAGGGTTTAGATAAATTAAAAACTTCATCTAATAATGCTGCTGGCGCAATGAATAAACTTAAAGGTGCAGCTAGTCAGGCATTTGGAGCATTAAAAGCATTAGCACCTGCTATAGGTATTGCTGGTATGGGTAAATTAGTAAATGATACTCTTACTTTAGGTGATGAACTTGGTAAATTGAATGAGCAAACTGGTATTACAGTACCTACACTAGACAGACTTAGGCAAGCTGCTGATTTAGCTGGTGTTGATTTTAAAAAAGTATCGAAATCTTTTGGAATATTTGCAGAAAATATGATGGATTTTACAAGAGATAAAGGTATGGCATTTGATGCATTAGAACAACTAAATATAAACCCTAATTTTATAAATCAGAATGGTGTAGAACAACTAAAAGAAATTGATGATTTAATATTTGAAGTTGCTGAAGCACTTTATAATCTTCCATCTGGTTCTACATTAGAACAAATAGATTTAGCTAAAACAATATTTGGAGGTCAAGGCATGAAAATGATACCGCTTCTTAATATGGGTAAAGACGCAATTATGGGGTTAGATACTGCTTTCACAGATGATTTTGCAGACAGAATAGAAGCCTTTAATGACAGTATGGCTCAAATGGGAGAAAAATTTAATTTTCTAAAATTTTCATTAACAGAAGCATTATTACCTGCATTAGAACTTTTTGTAGATGGGATAACAAAAGCTGCTGAATTTTTAAAAGGCTTACCTAAACCTGTACAAGCAATAGTAATTGGATTTACGTTATTAACGCCCGCAATTGTTGCAATAATACCATTATTTGCAGCTATGGTTGTTTCAATCAAAGCTATAGCCGCTGTAAAATTTGGTGCGATTCTTGCTGGAATAATACCCGCTGTTACTGCACTTGCAGTACCTTTTGCACCTTTTTTAGTTAAGGGTGCTATTGTTGTTGGTATTATTGCTTTAGGTAAATTAATAGGCACTCTTGCAGGTCATGTATTTGTATCTAGAGACAAAATAGGTGAAGGAATAAATGCTATTAAAGATTTTTTCTCTGCATTTAAAGAAGGTGTTGTACTCATGTTTCAAGCTATAGGTGATGCAATAAAAAAACCTTTTATAACCTATGCAGATTTTGTTAAGGGTGTATTTACAAACGCTGTAAATGGTATAAAAAGCGCATTTCAAGCAATACCAAATGCAGTTAAAAGTGCTATAAGTGCAGCTACCGCCCCTCTAAGATCGTTTCTTAGTTTTATAAATAGAATTTTAGCTAAATTAGCAGCTTTAAGAAGGAGAAGAAGAAATAGTGGTGGTGGTTCAGGTAGTGGTTCAGGTAGTGGTTCAGGTAGTGGTACAAATATGGCTTTAGGAGGTATTGTTACAAGTCCTACACTTAGTTATTTAGGTGAAGCTGGTAGTGAATATGTAATTCCTGCTAGAAAAGCTGCACAGTTTTCAAAAAATTATTTAGCAGGTTATAGAGGATCAGCGGCAGTGCCTAGATTTGCTGAAGGAGGATATGTTGCACCAAATGTAAATATTACTACAGGCGCTGTTACACAAATGGATGGAACTAATTTTATTACAACAAAAGATTTAGCATCAGCGGTACAAAGTGGTATAAATCAAACAATAAATTTAATACAAGGTGACTTTAAGACTAGGAGGGCTTTGGGTTTATAATATGGCAAATTTTGACATTCTTACATTTTTAGAATATTACGCAGATAAATCTAGCGTTCTAAATAATTCTGGTAAAAGATTACCTACAAATGCATATCAAAATTTTTATCAATCTGCACAAAATTTAACAGCAGATTCAGATGCTGAACAAACTGTATCTTATGCATATTTAGCCTACGATGCGTCAGGTTTTTCATCTATGGAAGCTAGTAATATTACAAATTTAACTGTTAACATAGCTGCAACAGCGGCCATAATTGATTTAACTGATACTGCGATAGGTGGTGATAGACTTGTAATAGCTTCATTATATTTACAACCTATAGGTCAAGATACTTTAAGTAATTCAGCTAGTTTAGTATCAAGGTTTATAGGTACTATAGAAAATGCAAGCGTTACAGATACTACTGTTACATGGACAGTTAGCCCTGCAATATCAAAACAAAAAGCACAAGTACCTTCAAGGCGTATTAGTAGCGATATTTTAGGGAGGTTTGTCACGCTATGAGTAAAATTTTTGCACAAAATATAAAGTGTATTTTAGAGGATGGCACAGAGCTAGAAAATGTTACAGGATTAGTTATCGATAATAAAAGAGCATATAAAGCAGAAGATGGTACTTTTTTAAAAGGTACAAAAAAATTTAAAAAAGCAATATATGCTGATATTTTGGTTTCACCATTTGATTTTGATAAAATAATTTTCCTAGAGGATTATTAAATGGGTTACACCTTTATTAAAAATTTTAGTGCTTTCTCAGCACAATCACAAAGAAAATCTAATGTAGCAGATGATTCATTTGTATTAGATGAAAGTTTAGAAAATATAAAAAAACCAAATGCAGATTTAGATGTATCACAAAAAATAGCAAAAGCAGGTGAAACTGTACCTTTAGTATTTGGTAAAAGAGCTAATAATATAGGTGGTGTATGGTTGCAACCATCAATAATTAAAGCTGGTACACAATCATTTGTACAAAAGTTATTATTTGTAATTTCGCAAGGTGAGATTGTAAGTTCGCCTGAAAAATCTAAAGCATTTACTGGTCTAAATAAAATAGCTTTTACAAGTAATGCATCTTCTATTTCTCTTTCACATATTTACAATAGTGCAGCAACTTTAGCAGCTAACCTAAATTCATGTCCTATTAATAGCGCTGGTCTTTATTGTGGGAATGATATTTATACATATTTATCTGAATTACATAAACCAAGTGGAGATCATTTTGAAAAAAGCGCAGATTATGAAAAGGATTATTTAGGTTACAGAATGAAAACTTTTGGCACTGGCGATACTTCAAATATTGTTTTTTTTGTTACACGACAGGTTTTCGATGCGGAAACAGGTGCAAATGTTACTAATGCTTGGGCAACTTATACAGGGTATCCAGCAAATCAACAATTTTCAATTAATCAATCCTACAACAGTTCTACAGGTCGTTATCAAGGTAGAGCAGTTGGAACTGTTGAAAGTTTTTTTGGTTCTAATAATACATTATTAGCACCTTTATCGGGTTCAAATTTAGCTGCTTTAAAACAAGTTAGCGGAGGTAGAACTAAATTTGTTTTTAAATACACATTTGTTTCAATTACAAATCAACATGATACACAACTACCTGCTTCTACAGGAACATTAGATGGAGTACAAGGAGAATTTACTATAGGTACAAGTGCAACTATACAAAATACATCTAATAATAATTCATCCTTTGCTGATATTACATTTTTAGCTAGTAGCGGTAATTTATATGAAACGCCAGCTTCAGGTACATTTCCTACTACTACAAAACAAATATATATATTTTATGAACAAGGTGTAAAAGTAGATTTATATAGTGCAGGTTTATCAGGCTCTAGTTATACACAAGGGGCTAGTAATCAATTTATAGATTTAGCAATGCATTTATTTAAACTTTATAAAAAAATTGACGGCAATAATACAGCAAATATTGTTGCACCTGTAAAAATTAGTAATTTACAAGCTTTATCAACATTTTGTACAAATAATTCTTTTTTTTATAATGGTGTTATATCAAAAGCTGTTAATATAGTTGAGTTTATTTCTAAAATCTCCCCTTATTTTTTTCTTTCATTTTTATCTGTAGGCGGTAAATATGAATTTTCACCAATATTACCAATTAATAATAGTAATCAATTAGAAACAGGTGCAATATCTCCTGTAATGACTTTTACAGAAACAAATATAATACAAGAAACATTTAGTAAACAGTATTTATCAGTTGAAGAAAAACGAAATTTTGTTGCTAATTGTATATATACAAATTGTATTCCTACAGAGGTAGCAAGAAGAAAAACTGTAAGTGTAAAATTTACAACAACTGATTTAGATGCACCTACTGAACAGTTTGATATGAGTGATTTTTGTACAGATGCAAATCATGCAATACAATATGCAAAATACGAATTATCTAAAAGAAAACATACTACACATACTATTTCTTTTTCTACACCACTTATCACTACAAGTTTAATACCTACAAATATAATAAAATTACAGACTGTTAGAAATAATAGTGTTGGTGATAACAGAACTGAAATAGAATATTATCAAATTACAAGCATTTCTTATGATACTAACGGTGTGAGTAATATAGAAGCTTCACATTTTCCACTTAATAATAGTAATGTTTCACAAATAACGAATGAATTATTAACAGGGTCTTATACAGTTTTACAATGACAACTTTTCCAAGTATAGAACCAGAAACCAGATCACTTATATATGGGGACTACCCACAAAATGTACACGAGGGGAAAAGTGGGGGGGATGTAAGGTTTTTACTAGCTAATAAAAGAGTTGAACAAAGATTAACTATTACTTATGAATATTTAACAGAAACACAAGCACAAACATTATTAACACATTTTAATGACCAAAATGGCACTGTTGAACCCTTTGATTTATCTAGTGCTATTTGGCTTGGTTACTCAACACCGCCTGTAAGTAGTAGTAGTTATCAGTGGCGTTATGCTAGTCCTTTTCAAATTAGTATTTCTTCGCCTAATAGATATAGTACAAGTATAGAACTTATTACAGTACCTTTATAATGGCTACTTTTCCATCAATAATACCTACAACAAGATTATATACGCAGGGTGATTTTCCTAATGCTTTGCAAGCTACATCGAATGGAACTACAACAGGTTTTAGATTAGGTAATAGGCGTATAAATCAAACTTTACAGCTTTCATTTGATAATTTATCTGAAACAGATGTAAACACAATAAGAACGCATTATGACGGTCAGAATGGTAGTTTTGAATTTTTTTATCTTAGTGCAAGTACATGGAACGGTTACGCATCACCTCCTGTTGCTTTAGTTAGTGATTTTGCATGGCTTTATGCTTCACCGCCTGTAATTTCTGATGGTATAACAAGTAAATGGAATGTAGAAATAGAATTAAGGTCAGTTCCTATTGATATTGGGGATGTTGTATATGATGCGGGTGATTCGTCAACTACAGCGAGAAGTTATATATTAGATGCCTTAACAAGTAGTAATTTACCTGCTAGAACTAATATAATAGATTCAGGTACTTCTGCTTAGATAGAATGACGGTAACATTAACAGCATTACAAAAGCAAAGAAGAGATACAGCAAGTAATTGGAATAGTAATAATACTGTTTTATTAGCAGGTGAGTGGGGTATAGAATCAGACACAAAAAAATTTAAAATTGGTGATGGTACAACAGCATGGCAAAGTTTAGATTATGTACCTATTCCTGATGCAAATAGATTACTAACAGGAAATCTTACAGTTGGCGGTGATTTTCAAGTCAACGGTACGACTACAACTGTGAATACTAGTGTGTTAGATGTCGAGGATAAAAATATTACACTAGGAAAAGTATCAACACCCACAGACACAACAGCAGACGGTGGAGGTATCACACTAAAAGGCGCAACTGATAAGACATTTAATTGGATAGATTCTACAGATTCATGGACTTCATCAGAACATATTACCGCTAATGCACAAAAAGAAATGCGTTATGCAGACGCTGATTCATCTAATTATGTAGGATTTAAAGCACCTGCTACAGTATCTTCTAATGTTGTATGGACTTTACCTAATCAAGACGCTGCGGTAAACGGTTATGTATTAGCTAGTGATGGTTCAGGTAATTTATCATGGGTAGATGCTGGATCTAGTAGCAACCCTACTATTTCAGGTGATATTACATTACAAAATGATGGATTAATAAGAGGTTTTTCTACATTACAGGCAACTTATACAGGCTCTACAAAAGTACTTACAGTTACTGTTGCTAGTAAAACTGCAAACCATAGATATAACGGTACAGGATCTAGTAACGGTTATAAAATTAATGGATATGAAGCACCTTTTATAACACTTACCGCTGGTAGAACATACCGTTTTGATCAAGCAGATTCAAGTAATGCTAACCATCCATTAAGATTTTATTTAGAAGCAGATAAAACTACAGCATATACAACAGGCGTTACTACAAACGGTACAGCGGGTCAATCAGGTGCTTATACAGAAATTTCTGTTACTGATACAACACCATTAATACTTCATTATCAATGTTCAGCGCATGCATATATGGGAAATGCTGTTTCTAGTAACTCAAATGTAGTAAATTATAATGATTTATTAAATAAACCTACAATACCTTCTAATACTAATCAATTAACAAATGGCGCAGGTTTTATTGATGGTTCTGCATTAAACGCTAGTAATTTATCTTCTGGAACTATACCTGATGCTAGATTCCCTGCAACTTTACCAGCAATTAGCGGTGCAAATTTAACTAATTTACCTAATTCAGGTACATCTACAGCGGATTTATTAGATATTGCACTATCTTCTAACACAGGAGGAGGTTCAGCGTCTTTTAATGGTGTTGCTTATAGATTTAAATTAGTAACTAAAGGTACAAGTAATGCAGTAACACCTGCTAATGCTGAAATTTTAAGAGTATCAATAAATGGTGTAATGCAACAGCCTAATGATGGTACTGGTCAGGGTGATATGACAGACGGATATGTTGTTAGTGGAACTGATATTATTTTTGATTCACCGCCAGCTACAGGATCAACATATTTTATTATTACTATGGGTTCAGCGGTTTCTATTGGAAATTCAACAACATCTACATTAGCAGATGAAAGTAGTGATACAACCTGTTTTCCAGTTTTTGCTACAGGAGCTACAGGAGATTTAGCTCTAAAAACTGGTTCAAATTTTACTTTTAATGCTAGTAATGGACAAGTTACAGCAACATCGTATGCAGGTGACGGATCTAATCTAACAGGCGTTTCATCACAAGTTGCTGATGGTTGTATTACTGAAAATTCATTAACAATATCTAATAATTACACAATGACAACAAACAAGTCAGGAATAAGTGCAGGGGATATAATAATAGCAAGCGGTGTAACAGTTACTATTCCATCTGGATCACGTTATGTCATTGTATAAAATTTAAATTATGCCAATAGTATTAAATGGTGATGGTACAATAACAGGTTTAGCAGCGGGTGGCCTACCAAATAATTCTGTTTTAACCGCTGATATTGCAGATGATCAAGTTACAATAGCTAAATTAGCATCAACAGGTACAGCTTCTAATTCTACCTTTTTAAGAGGTGATGGTGCTTTTGCAGAAGCAGGGGGTGGTAAAGTGCTTCAATCTGTAACCGCAGAAACCAGTACACAAACAAGTTGTTTTAATTATATTGCTACATCTACTGGTTTAACCGCATCTATTACACCTTCATCAACATCGAGTAAAATTTTAGTAATAACAAGTTCTCATATTATGCTACAGGGTGATAATTATAGTACAAGTGGTAGGCAGATTTATGTTTGGTTAAGTAGGAATGGAGTAGCTGGCACAGGTGTAACACTACAACAAACAAGAGTAGGTACTGAGGAACCGTCAAATATTGGAAACTATAGTCCAAAATATCATTTATTGTTCCCTCTTTCATATTTAGATAGTCCTAATACAACTAGTTCAACTTCTTATGTAGTTTCATTTGCTAAATATAATAATAATGTTTGGATGTATGGTCAATATGGTGGCACTAGTAAAAGCACAATGACTCTTTTGGAGATAGCTGCATGAGTCAAATTAAGTTACTACATAGCGGTGGTAATGGTGTAATAATATCAGCACCTGATAGTAACCCTGCTTCTGATCGTACTCTTAAGTTACCTAGTGATGGTGATGGTACTATTCTCACAACAAATACATCTGTAGGTAAAATTCTTCAAGTTAAACAAGCTTTTAAAAATGATACAATGACAAGTACTAGCAGTAGTTTTGTAGATTTAGTTGGATTATCTGAAACAATAACAGTTGGATCAACAGGTGGGACTGCTAATAAAGTTTTAGTAATGTATAACATAAACTCATCAGGTGCAGGTCTAGTAAAAGATTTTAATATAGTTAGAGGTTCTACAAACATTGCTCAACCATCGGATACAAGTGTTGCTCGTTTTGCAACTCAATCAATGTTTGTTAATGCTAATCATTTTTTAAATCATGCCTTTACATTCTTAGATTCACCTACCGCTGGTACGCATACTTATAAAATACAATTTAGGGCAGATGGAGTTAATGTGGTAGCTATTAATAAATATTTTTCAGGTGCTTCAAATTATCATTCTGTTAGTTCATTAACTATAGCGGAGGTAGCAGCATGAGTAGATTAGTCACCAACGCAATAAGAAGCACCGCAGCATCTAGTGATGCTATGACAATAGATAGTGCTGGTAAACCTTCATTTCCAAACGGAGGTGTTGGTAAAATTCTTCAATTTAAACAAACAGTAAAAACTGACGTTGCAAGTAGAGGAGGAAGTAGTGGTCAAGATGCTTTTGCTGCAATATCAGGTTTATCGGTTAATATAACACCATCTGCAACTTCAAGTAAAATTCACGTAGTTGTCAACATCAAACAGGGTGTAACTAGTAGTGCTTGGGTTAGATATCAGTTACAAAGAGATAGCACAGCTATTTATTTAGGAGATACTGCAAGTGGAAAAACACCTGCAACAAATTTTACATATCTGGGGAATGATTATGGATTATCTACTGTTAGTGAAAACTTTTTAGATAGTCCTAATACAACATCACAAATAACTTATCAAGTTTATTGGGGTGTTAGAACTGATTCTGGAAAAATCGCGTATATTAATAGAACTGGATACGATCAAGGTGATTATGCAGCAAGAACAGCATCATCAATTACAGCAATAGAGGTAGCAGCATAATGGCTATCTTATATAATAAAAGAAAAAGGATTAAATTATGGCCTTAGATCATGAAGCAATTTATTTAGCATATAAAGATAAAGTATTTTCAATAGATGATTCTCTTGGTTGCTTCGACAAAGATGGCAAGCTTATTAGTGTTGATGATGCAAAAGTAAAAGAAGCAAGAGCAACTTTAAACGCACAAGAGGCTGCTTCATTATATCAACGTCAAAGAACAGGTGAAGCTGGTACAACAGATAGTATATATTTACCAATGTCTCAGCAATTAGATATGCAGTATTGGGACAGTGTAAATGGTACGACTACATGGAAAGATCATATAGCTGCCGTAAAAGCAAAATATCCCAAGCCTTAAAAAGGAGGTCTTTAAATGGGTTTAACAAAAGCACAATCTGAAGGTATTGCTAATGATGCGGTTGGTGCGGATCAACTTGCAAGTAATGCAGTTGTTAATGATTCTGTTGCAAGTAATGCAGCTATAAGTGGTAGTAAAATAGCTTCTGATTTTGGATCACAAAACGTAACTACAACAGGAACTATATCAGACAGTAAAGGTAATATAAGATCTATCCCTGCTAATGCACAAAGTGGGGCATATGTGGCTGTAGCCGCTGACGCTGGCAAAGCTATTTATATATCTACAGGTGGTGTTACTCTTAATAATTCAGTATTTTCTGCTAATGACGCAGTAACAATCATAAATAACAGTGGATCAAACCAAACAATAACTCAAGGTTCTGGATTAACTATTTATAATACATCTGACGCTGCTACAGGAAACAGAACTTTAGCTGGTAGAGGAATGGCTACTGTATGGTTTGCCGCTGCTAATACAGCTTACATCTCAGGAGCAGGTTTGAGCTAATGCCTATTCAGCAAATGTTGTTGGGTGCTGGGGGTGCTAGTGCGGTAGAATATGCCGCATCTAATAACCAAACAAATATTGGCCTTTCTAGTGTATTTGGTTCTGATTGGTCTGCGGATGTTGCAAAAATATATACTGTGGCTAGTGGAATAAATGTTGGTGGTACTGGTGGTACAGCGGCCATAACTGCTAACTCTGGTATGGGTGGCACATTAGAAATAGTCGTTGGTGGCACTGTTACTGGTACAGGTGGAAGTGCTGGTGCTGGTGGAGGTGGTGACAACTTAAATAATTATGTTAACCCTCATGTAAATACATTCCATTGGAATGACAGCTACCAAGGTCAAAATGGTAGTAATGGTGGTGATGGCGGACATGCAATATTAATACAATCAAATAACGTAACTGTTGCAAACTCTGGCACTATTTCTGGCGGGGGTGGTGGTGGTGCGGGTGGTGGTGGCTCTGCTGCTGCTTATTACGGTGTTCACCAAAAAGCAACTCAAGGCGGTGATGGAGGTGACGGTGGCAATGGTGCTGGCTGGAACCAATCTCAATCTAATGGTGCGGGTGGTGCAAGTAATATTGGATATTATGGTGGTACAGCTGGCTCTGGCGGTAATGGCGGTACTTTAGGAAACGCAGGTGGTAATGGTGGTAATGGCTGGAACTACAACCGTAACCAATATAGTAGTGCTTATTACGTTGGAACTGGCGGGGGTGGCGGGAGTGGCGGTTCCGCTGGTAATGCAGTAACCCTTGCTAGTGGTATAAGTTACACAAAAACAGGAAGTGGTACATTTAACGGCTCAAGTTAAATTTAATAATGATTTTTAACTTTATAAAAAAGCTAATTAAATATTATGTAGATAAATTAATTCATTGGTTGCGTATGCGAAGATTTAACTTAGAGCTAGATAATAATATAAAAAAATATCACGAAGAATTAGATAATAAAATAAAAAAACCAAAGATTATAGAAACTGGTAAATTTGGAGAAGAAGGCTGGTCTATTTCTATAGGAGATGTAAAAGATGGAGATTGAATTACCACATCTACCAGACACAAATAATATTCTTAACCCTCCTAAAACAATTTTTTATCCCCCAATTGTGGAAGAACCTTATCTAGATCCAATTCTTCTTCCAAGTTTGGAGCAAGTTCAGTCGGGACTTCAGGAAGGCTCGGAATCTTCTGTTGAAGAAGAAAAATCATCTTCAGAGGGGATAGAGTCGCAACTAAAACAAGAAATAATACCGCAGAACCTGCAAGCACCCAAAGAAACTTTATCATCTGAATCTGTAGCTACATTTAATTTACCGTTTTTTGGTGAAATGCCAATACCCGCCCCTGAAGTTATCGCATCAAGTGTTATAGCTGCTGGAACTGCAAGCGTTGTGAGCGTAGCAGGGGGGATTGCTGGACAGGCTGTATTAAATCAAATAAAGAAAATATTAAAAAAAATATTTACTAAAATTCTTAAAAAAGAAGTCGCAAATGTAAATGAAAAAATGACAAACAAAAAAGATAAGGTATGATAACTAATACAAAGGAAACCCTCATCAAGCTTGGAGAAAAACCAAGCCTCTGAAATAGTGGAAAATCCTTTGTACAAACACAAGTAGCTAGAGTTTACATACCTGTACTATGTGGTGTCTAAACTAGCTACTAATATTAAGTTTGTACTTGCAATAAATTAGGGTTAACCACATACTATAAATAAGAGTTACTTTACTTGCTTAAAATGTCTTTTGAAGAAGAATTAGAAGCTATAGAAAGAGAAGAGTGGTTAGCACATTTTGAAGATCCACAAATATTATGGGTAACAAAAATATATCTTGATTGGCTTGTACAATTACCTGATAATTATGTACCAAGAAAATATATAGAAATTAAATTTTTTTTATGAAAGCACAACCAGAACAATTATTAAAACAAATTAAAGAAGGACAAATGCAAATTAAGGCATATCAGGCTATTGTTGATGCTAAAAAAGAACTTTTAGAACAATATTTTGAAAGTGGATTAATAATGTCTAGATTTGAAATTGATGGTATAAAGGCTACTAGAAGAAGAAAACCTGAAAAATGGCAATATACAGAAGAATTAAATAAATATAAAAAAGAAATAAATAATGCTATTGAAGATCGTGAACAGCAAGAAAGAGAAGAAGGATTAGCTACTAAAATAGATACAGGTAGTTCATGGGTTGTTAGATGAAAACATCAGAACGTGTATTAAATGCATTACAGCGTATAAAAGAGTTGCTTATGTTAGTTTCTGATTGGTCAAAAAAAACTAAAGAAGAAGATAGACTTAACAAAGAATTTAAGGAAGCAAAACAAAAAATAATAGATGATTTATATTTAAAATTAGGTGCTTTAAGTGATCGTTATATGTTTAACCATAAATCAGAATTTGTAACAAGAGAATATTTAATAGAATATGAGCTACTTAAAAAACAAATAAAAGAATTAGAAAAATGAACCCGCAGAAGAATAAAGGGGATAGGGCAGAAAGAGAAGCATGTATATATTTAACAGCATCTACTGGTTATATAGTTGAGCGAAGATTTGGCGCAGGTCAGGACAAAGATAAAGGGGATCTCACAGGCATACCAGATACAGTTCTACAAGTATGCGACTATAAGAACAAAAGCGAGGCAGTATTAAAAAAACCTAGAGAGGCCGAACAACAGCGATTAAATGCAGGTGTCAAACATGCAGCTACACTTGTTAGATTTAATAAAAGGCCAAATTGTGCAGAGGGTGATAATTGGCGTGTATGTT